CATGCAAACCTGATGAAATGGTTTGCAGGTATTCCAAAAACTGTAATGCGTTTGTGCGCTCCTTATTATCTGCGTTCAATGCAGTTGATTGGTAATTGTGGTAGGCTACATACACCCTAATTGTATGGTTACACTCTTGCGATTTTTTCCCCATGTCCCCATAATTTACATTGGGGAAGGAAATGAAAGCCGCAGGGAAATCAATAATTTCTGACGATTCTGGAAAGTCAGTTTGTCGTGTCCAAAGGTCTATCCAATTAATATCAGGTACTAAATCCTTTATCCTTTTGGCTATTACTTCGTATAAACTTGGTATTAAACTCATGAATTTTCGTAGGCTTTTTTAATGGCTTGAATAATGTTATTTCTAATTGTCCTGTCTAACAATGGGCTATTTCCCATGTATTGACGTTGTGGCATGGTGAAAGAAATACGGCGCGTGTGCGCTTTTACAAATGCAATTCCCGTTGATAGCTTCTTGGTTTTTTTGTTCTTCCCATTTTTGAAGCGTTCAAAAGTGTCCCTAGTTGCCACTTTCCTAATGTGCTGTTTTACGGTTGCATTTGCCTCCACTTTTCCACCTTCATTGTGAACTTGAGCGTACTTAATATCAGAATTGTTACCCGCAGCGATGACAACGGAATTTTGTGTTGTATTAAGCACACGAATACTACGCCTTAATGCACCCGTTCCTTTCCCTATTAATATCGCCCTTCCTGCATCTTCATCTTTGCGTTTTTGCCACATATTCACGCCTCCACCCGTATCAAAGCCTTGCTTAGTAAAATTCTCAACAAATAAGTGAACCGCCGTAATTCCTACCATTTTAGGAACAGTTCTTATTACTCTACGCATCTCATTTTTGAACTTATTAAAGTCCTTGCTTTCATGGATTTCAACGCCCATACACCAAAACCCCCTTTCTTAGTTTGTCAACTATAGTTGCATCTTTTCCAACTTTAATCGTTGAAATTTGCAGGGGCAAATCCTTCCTTAATACCAATTCATAATGTAGGTAGGCATTGTTATAGAATTTGACATATATATAGGTGTGTGTTTGCGTATCTTCGTTGTATTGGTAATATACCTCATCTGGATTCCGCAACGCTTTTTTTACATTTGCCCATGCTGCAACGTTGCTTTGATTTACAAGCAAGTTGAAATCAACCTCATCTGTGAAAACAGGTTGTAAGTGAATGTTTTCATTTATTACATACCCTTTCTCATCTTTTGCCGCTTGGAACGCATCTTTTTGTTTCTCCAAATCTATTGCGGTGTCAAGGGTTGCGGTTTTCCCCTGCATAATATTTTCAGCATCTTTTCTACCCTGTTCAGCATAAGAAACCTCATTAAGCGACAAAACCGTAGGTGCGCCTGTAAGACCGCCCAAGTATTTTAATTTGTCGTCAAACACTTGTTTGGTGTCAAGTCTATCCACTAACCAACCGCCTTTTTCAAGGTTGTCAGGGTTTTTCATCGTGCCTTTCAATATTTCAATGCCTTGTTCACGAGTTGTTAACTCCCCTTCATAATCCGCCAAACGTACATACACGCACCTGCAACCCCAGCCCGAAGGAAGTGGAACAGGTGTACCTTTTCTAAGGTCGAATACTTTGCCATTCAAAGCCGCGTGTTCATCTCTTACCCTTGCATCTCCTACGGTTACGTATTTAACGTAGGGAAAGTCTTCCTTATCCCGCATATATTCAATCATGCGGGAAGTACTTTGCGCAATGGCTTTGGCGGTATTATATTCCGTTTCCAAATGCGTAGTTTTGCCGTTCAAATAGGATTTAGCCTGTGTTAAAAATTCGTTTAAGGTTTGCGTAGTTTTGGCAATTTTATTTAGCTCAAAAACTTGTGCAGCCGTTCTTTCGTACCCAAATCTATGAATATCTGCAAGGAACAAAGCCCTGGTTAAATGGTCAGGTGCATCATAATCAAGGGTAAGGTTTTCTGCACCCCACCCCGAAGTAATGGCTTCTGTAAGTTCTTTGTTTGTTACATTGAACTCACTTGAATCCCAATTTGCAGCGTCATTGAATAATTTCTTTAATTCCTCATCATTCATATTAATTAAGGTGTGAACGTGAGGTTCTGCAACCGCCTGCAATTTAGGGGCTTGATTGGTTACTTTTGTGGAGGCTGCAGCTTTGGGCTTAATTTTGTCCGTTGGAATGTCGAAAATGTCTGCCACGTAATCAGCAGATATTTCATAGTCGCCTATCAAAGTATTGACAATATCAATTCTTTCTTGCGTTGTGTATTCACGCTTATCATCTTGCACGATTTCAATGCCCTGCGGCATAATGCCAAATACTTGCAACATCGGCAAAACTTGGTTGTTGATAATGCTCAAAAATTCAACCCTATCTGCTGCAAAAATAATGTCCGTTTCAGTTTGGTGTACTTCGCCTTGACTGCGGGAACTTCCGTTATCCATGGTCATTGTGGCGGTTAATACTGCCTTTGTGATTTGCTCATCACAATAATTCATAAGCACGAAAAACAATTCAGGACTTCCCATGTCCATTTTTTCAATTTTCAGTTCTTCCGTACTACGAATGACTGCATACCCATTCGCACCCATGTTTTTCAATATTTCCCCTAATACCTTTTCACGCGCTTTGTCTGCACCGTTCATTTTTGCGGTGCGAAATAGATCGCCATACTGTTCAATGTAGGCACTCCAACGCGCATTTGCATAGCGTTTGTATAGAATAATAGGTGCAATCTTTTTCAACCAACCCAAATTTTCATCTGATTTGATTTCAAAAAACAATCTTTTTGCTTGGTCAGTATTATAGGGAATTGCCTTTTCATCGGGGTCAGTGTAATTAATTTTGAACCATTTCTTATCAGGAAACACATTTGTTCTTGGTACAATCTCAAAATCATCTGGAATCGCATAAATATACCCTAATGAATGTCCCCAAAAGATTGTATCTACATAATGCCTTGCAAGTGAGCGCACGAATTTTTTTGAAAAGTACTTGGTAGCCTGTTCATCTTTTTCCCCATTCGCCTTTACCGCCTTGATTGGCGTTTGTTGCAATCGCATTACCCGTTTCAGCTTTGCGGCAGAATATTGCAAGTCAAGTTCTGCATTTTCATAGACACCATACAAAGGAATAAGATTAGGCTTATTTGAGCTTGCTTGTTGCAATGCCTTCGCCCAATCTCCAATAGATTTTTTTGCGGGGGGGATATTAAGCGGGATAGCCTGCCCTGCATCTTCCCCTCTAGCCTTATCCCTCATATTTTCGCCCATGTTTTGAGGGCTAATTTCGTTTGCTTGGTTGCTATTTTTATTTGCCCCAAATAAGCCACTCACAAAAGAAACGAGGGAAGTGTATGTATTTACGATGAAACTCATAAGAAATCAATTTGAACACGCTTAAACGCCTTTTAAACGCTATTATTAATAGCACTTGGTAACGTAATATTCGTGCGATGTTTTTTTAATGAAAATGGAAAAAAATGCTTCAAAAATTAATAATGCCACCCCCCCTCAATTTTCCCTTCACTGCCAAAAGGAATAGCATCTGCACTGTCATCTATGGGCTTTGTTTTGGGAAGGTCAGGTGTAATAAGGTTATCCCTTACCTCCTTAATCCAAGCAATAGCCTCATCATACAAAAACTTCCTGTGTTCGGGAATTTTTCGCGGCGCAATCCGTACACAAATGTTGAAAATAAGAATATTCACTACATATTGCACAATTAGCGAATTTCGCGGGTCTTCCTCCACCCATAATGTAGGATTGTCTGCGGGGTTGTCTAATTGTGTTAGCCCTGTGCCGTCAATATCAGTAAGGGCTTTGTAGTATTTCCCTTCGTAATATACATAATTGCGCACCAATTCAGAAAGCCCTATTCTCTTATAGGTAGGAATATAAGTGATTTCATTCCCAAAAAAATCAGTGCCGTTGATAGGTTCGGTTACAAAATAGGAATCTCCTGCAACCCATTCGCCGATTACAGGGAAAATATCCTGTACTACATACCTTTGATTTAGCACGCCTTTGATGCGTTCAATGGCTGCATTTTCTGCAATTCGAATATGTGATTCATCAGGGGCGATTTGCACCAAATATATATCCTTAATCGCAGCTTCTATGTCTGTGGAATTTATGAATTTATACTTCATCGTTTTGTTTAGGTTTATTTTCCTTTGGTGGATTTGATTTAGCTTTTGCCTTCGGATATAATTTAATGGCGTGTGTGATTATTTGCGCAACATACGGCAACCATGACTTGATTTGAACGGCGGTTGAAGGCGAAATAAACCTACTAACTACCGTCAAAGCAACTCCTAAAATATACAATACAAATCTAAAATCGCTTTCGCCTGCGGGAACTTCTGCCACTTGCGTACTACCTTTGGAGGTATTGTTGCTTTCTACAATTTCAATGAGTTTCCTCACCAATGATATGAGGGAATCATTTTTCATGTCATTTTCTTTCACAATAATCGTGAAAGGTGCAGCCGATGAATCAACCTTGTAACTTGTACGAGAGGAGTCATTTCCTACATCTATTACAAGTTTTGCCTTTGGCATTGCTTTGCCGTACTGCTGCGGGAATCGTTCATACTTTTGTTTGGAGTGCGAATAATAATTACACGCCTCCAAAGAAAATAGAATCAGTACCGCGAGAAAGAGAGTTTTGTAATACATTTTTGATATAATTAAGCGTTTAAAAAGCCATTTCATCTGTGGTCGTGCGTTGACCACCTGTGATAATACCTACTTCCTCTAAACCCATAACAACCCCTGATTCAAGGATATTAATTGCAGCAGATTGGGAATCAGGTGCATCATCTTTTGTTTTGTAGCCGTATTCAATCGCTTTAATTTGGGCGATTGCCTCCACTGTGTCGGCATCGTTCATAATTTCCTCATTATAGAATACCTCCATACGTTGATAAGTAGGCAACATTCGCATAATGCGCGTGAATTTATTTTCG